ATGTGCCCTTACCTGTGCGGTAGTGCACCGGATGCCCCCAGATCGAAGCCGCAGCTTCCAACGCCAAGGACTTACCTGTACCGGAGTATGTCGAGCCAACGTGGTAGGTCAGGCCGTAGATACCCGTGAAGCGCATCAGCGGTGAACCCGCACCTGCCAACAGAATCGCCAAGTGCTTCCACATTTTCTTGCGGATGAGCAAGTTAACGAAGTCGCGCCACGCCTCGATGCTGCCGGTGGGTTGCGTGTTAGCAATGATGTTCTCAAGCCCCGGCATCGGCACTTCGAAGTTACCGTTGGCCGTGTATATCTTGCCAGCGAACACCATCGTGTCATCCTCCTGCCAGCCGTAGCTGGTAGGCACCTTGATTGGTGACTTCTCAACGCTGACTTTCTCCACGCAAGCGCGGATGTAGTCGTACAGGTTCTTGTCGTTACCCGCTCCGAACGAGGCCAGAATGTTCTGGCTGGCCAGACTCTTTAGCGTCTCGTCTTTACTGACCGTGGACTTCTGCGGCATCGTGACCTGAAACGTCTGGTTCCCACGGATCGCCATCATGTGTACGGTGTGTTCGGTTCCGCTCTGCAAAATGTCAACCGGGAACAAGTCGTAAGGCAGCAGCATGATCTGTCGCTTGATCTTATTGCCGTCAGCATCCTCGTCTTCCTTCTCGATGAACACACCGCCCTGCGCACCATACGCATAGCCGCGTGGTGGTTCAGGCCGCAGTATCTTGCGTGCCTTGTCATCCACCGTGACTTCGATCACCTTCTCGGCAACCTCGACAGCGTATTGCCGCCCCAGCGCCAAGGGGTTGGTGATCTTGCCCCAGTGTACACACGACGTACACACGCCCGGATTCTCGGAGTCGAACTTAGTGCAGGGGTACGGTCCTTTGATCTCCCGCAGCTTGGTCTCCATCCGGTCTTCCGAATAGGGGTGCATCTTGGATAGCCAGACCACCGCCTTCGGCGCTTCTTCACACTTCTGCGCTATCGACAGCAGCCCACGCCACAACGGTTCCATCCCATCGTCTGTTGCGTTCTCGATGTAGTGTGCAAGCTGACCGCAGCCCGTGCCCTGCTTGGTCTTCTCAAGGATCGTCTTGAACTTCGTGACGCTGTTCTCGAACAGCTTGACCGCTGTGCCGGTGGGCGCAGGTGCCGTAGGCCGTTGTCCGGGTAGCTCAATGACGTTCGCAGGTGGCAGTGGTTTGGCCTCGTACGCCGTGCCGACTAACTCTTTGTCCACCAGCGCCATGATGTCGTTGAAGTCGAACAAGTCGCCCTCGTTCATGAACCGCACGTTGGTTGTACCGCGCACCTTTACGCCGTTCTTCACGCCGTTATTGGTGGTGCCGGGAATACGCAGGATGCGTGACGAATCCCCCGTGACGTTCGGGTCAATCTGCAAACCCTTGACGAAGCACAGGCGCTTGAATCGTTCGGCCACAGGTTTCCACACCGCTGCGGGCAGTGCTTCTTTCAACGGCCAGTATGCGTGTACCCCGCCGCCCGAATGAATGAACCATGGCTGACCCAGACCTGACAGACCCACCTCATCGGCAAACTTGATAATGGCTTCGAAGCCTGCCTTGGGTGACGGGTACGCTTTGGTCTTGATTACGCCTTCAGCATCGGGTACGTCTTGTGGGTGATTGCAGTCAACGTCAATGGCAATGCACTTCACCATGTTGACGTTGGGTGATGTGCGGCTGTCGGCCTCTTTAAACGTACCCAGTGCGAAGTACGTATCGTGGCCGTTGAGCTTGCATCGCGCAATGAATGGTTCTAGTTCTTCTAAAGTCTCCTTGTACTGGTGTTCCTTTTTTCTTGTTGTAAGTTCTACGGCGCAGAAGAAACCACTCCCCTGCGGAGGTAGAACCGCCGCCATAAAGTCAAGCGGTTGCATAGGAGTCCTTTAGAACAGGGAGAGTTGGCGCGGGTCGGATTTAATTGTGTGCTCACCTTCAAACAAAATGCGCTCCAAGCGTGCCAGTATTTCTTTCTGCCAGTCTGCGGGTAGTCCGCCGCGTAGCAGCATCAGGTCAGCATGCTTGATCAGTTCTTCTGTTGTCAGGCTGGTAGGTTGTACAGATCGCATATTTTTCTCCATGCTTCTTCGGCAGTCTTGGAAGACGCCATGATTTTGGTCATCAGTTCAACACGCTCTTGATAGCCGACGAATACTTCCGTCTCTCCGGTGAACCAGTTGTATACAGTCTGACGCGTAACGCCCAATGCCTTGGCAATCTTGGTTACTGGAAAGTCCAGATAGATTGCCCATCGTCCCAGCACAACACCGGGAGTCTTTGGCGCTTTGGTGATTGCGTCGATTATTTTTTGTGAGTAGGCCATAAATTATTCGTTCGGTATGACACGGTATTTGAAAAGCCCCCTGCGAACGAACTCGCGTTCAACGGTATGCCCACCAAATTTTTTCTTACGAAAGTCACGGAGTCTTGCGCTGACACTTGCTTCAGGACAACCGACCCGTGCCGAGATTTGTTCCAGTGTTCGCCAACGTCCGTCACGCATTAATCGCCACACGATAAATAGCTGTGTCTTTAGTCTTTCTTTGTCGCGTTCGGGATCGTATGTTGCGCCATCAAACATAGTTTTCTCCTTGTAGGTGTGGTGCGGGGTCACTGCCATAGTGTCGTACCTGAAAGGATGTCAGCCCCCGCTGCCGGTGTTATTAGCGCCACCTCCGGCTGGGCTATTCGGTGTTACTCGTCGTCCCAGTCAGACACGATGTCAGCCAGCTTTGACTTCTTCTCCGGTACTGCCGAAGGTTTAGCCGCGTCCTTGCGAACTTCTGGTTCGGAGCCATCGTCCTCAACGACTTCAGCCTTGGCTTTCTTGGCCTTCGGTTTCGCTGGTGCTTCGTCTTCTTCCACCGCAGGTGGCTTGCCCGGAAGGGCAATAGGCGCAGCCTTGGTAATTCCATCGGCAGCAGCCACGGTCATCACCACCGCACGTTGTGCGTCAGCAGTCGTGCTTTGCCGCTGCACAATCGCATACTCGTCGTCAGTCAACCAGCGCATCGGTTGGAAGAACAGCTTCGGAGCTTCTGCTTTGGTGTCGAACCGCATGCGGGTGACAATCTGCTCTGGGTTGATCGGAGGCGACTGCACGGCCAGATAACGAGCGAAAGCTTGCAGCGGACGCTTGTCACCTTCTTCTTTACCAAAGATCGATGTGGCTGGCAGCGTAAGCTGAAGCACATCACCAGTAGGATTGTTCTCCAACACAACAGCAAGGCGCTGCTGATACCGACATGCACGGCTGTTGCCGTTGCCGCTGCCAGCGATGTTCTGTGGGCACGACATGCACGTTGCTGCTTGTGGGGAATCAATCGATGCGTCTGGCTTCTCACCATCGTTCGACCAGCAATCAGGGCCAGCAGGATTCTCGGCATCGTACTTCGCCATGTAGAACACGCGGCTGACCTTGGGTGCAGCTTTAACGATGATGACATCGAGATGGCGATCATCAACGGATGCGATCTCCTTGCCACCAGAGACAAGACGGAACACACCACCTTTAATGCTGATGCGCTTGATGCCCGCGCCAGCACCGCCACCGGTTAGGGCTTTGGCGGTATCGGACAACTCGTTGTTACGAGCGAAGGCAGGAACTTGGGACGGATTGAATAGGGATACATTGCTCATGGGTAGTCTCACTTAGACGGTTTAGTTACACGGATTTCGAACTCAGTGTTCGAGTTTAAGCCGGGCGGTACAAGCCCCGGATTCTCTTCAAGGAACGTAGACATGTTGGTCTGTGCAATACGCTTCTCCAACAGATCAACGACATCGTGCTCGACAACAAACTTCTTGAACGAGTCCCAGTCGGTGGTGTTGTAGCGCGTCTTGGTGACCATCGTCACCGTCCCGAAGGCGGTGTTGACCGATCTCACACCGAGTGCTTTCATCTGGTCTTTCATTGCAAAGCGCAACTCATCTTGCTGTGCTTTGAGAGTTTCCAGCTTGGTGTCGTACTCTTGGGTGAGTTGATCGATCTCGGACTTGATCTTGCGGTAAATCTTCGCAAGCTTGTCCAGCGGTACAAGATCATCGGACATTTGCTTCTCCTGTTATTAAGTACTTTTTTGTCTAGGGTTAGACAGATTACTGCGAATTGAATTTGAATGCAACCCCCTTTCACGAACGGATTTCAGTTGTAAACATGTCAGTTAGCAGAGTGTTATCTGTCACTTTGCTTTCCAACGCCTTGAACATGCGGCGCTCAATCGGACTGCCTTGGATATGTACTACTGTTACCTTGTCGGAGTCCTGCCCCTTGCGATCAGCACGGGCAATGCACTGGATGTATTGCTCAACAGACATCAGTGGACCGTAGAAGACAACTGTATCCGCTGCCGTTAAAGTAATCCCATGCGCCGTAGCCTGCGGTTGCATGACAAGCACACGCGGATCTTTTTCAGTTTGAAAACGTCTGATGATCTCAGCGCGTTTGTTAGGCGAGACATCACCGTGGATGCAGTCGTTGCTAATGTTGCGCTTGGTCAAGTGTGTCTGGATGGTATCGATAGTGCTGCGGAACAGCGCAAAGATAATGACCTTGCGTGAGGTCTCTTCCAGAATTTCTTCCAGCACATGCAGCCTTGGCGCAGCATCAAACTCGATGACTTCCTTGTCGTCTGTATACGCAGCACCGCAGGATATCTGAAGCAGTTTTGAAACCCCGGCAGCGGCGTTGACTGCGGTGATCGTTTCGCCTGCGGCCTGCACCATCATGCGTTCTTTCAGCAGGTTGTAGTACTTGGCCTGCTGTGGTGTGAGTGGTACGTCCCGCGCCTGTGTGATGACCGGTGGTAGATCAAGGCACTGTTCTTTGGTAAAGCGTATCGCCGGTTGCAACGCCTCGTGTACGTCCTCGGCGGCAGACGGCTTGGGCATCCATTTGAACTGTGTGACTTTGTACATCACCTTGTCACGCCAGCCCGTGAAGAACTTCGGCACACCCACAGGGTTGACCAGTCGAGCCAAGCCGTACGCATCCGCAGGTGACTGCGATGCTGGTGTGCCCGTCATCATCCAGAGGTGTGTCGTGGGTTTCAGTATGGACTGCAACGCCTTCCAGCGTTTGGTAGTGATTGTCTTGTAGGCGTTGGCCTCGTCAACAATAATCAGATCGAACCGACCATCGTTGTTCACCTCGTCAGCAATCAGGTTCAAGCCGTCATAGTTAGTGATAACGAACTCGTAGTTACCCTGAACCATCTCGATACGCCGACTAGCTTGGTAGTGGTGCGCGATGACGGCAGAGCGATGGATGATGCTGTTGTTCAAGTCATTCAACCATGCACTTTGCATGATCGATAGTGGGCAGAGAATTAAACACCGCCTTACTTCGCCGCGCTCCATAAGATAGTCCGCAGCCCACAGAGCCGAGAGGGTCTTGCCTGTTCCCGGCTCGGAGAAAACAAACGCTTTCTTGTTAAGGGTGAGGAACGCCGAAGTTTCAATCTGGTGGGACATGGGCTTAAACTTGCCCGGCCAGTTATACCGGCGAGTAATCGGAGACGGGACATTTTTGACACCAAGATTTTTGAGTACACGCGCCTCGTCCAACCCGAAATAAACGGCGATTTCTGCGCTGCCATCTTCATATTTTTGCATCACCTTATGTTTAGGAATGATCGAATACTTGCCCGGATTGCGCGTCTTAAACAGCAACGCTTTATCTTCGATGATCTGCATCTTGCTTCTCCATTAGTTCGTGTGCTTCATGGCCCTCTTTGTGGCCTTCTTCGAATCCCTTGTGGTATGCCGCGTCCCAAACAAACTTAGCTGTGTTTGGTCCGATGACTCTGCGTTCTACCGCAGTGATTGACATCCACCACTCTTGAAACGGACTATTCATTTGTTATCACTCCTGTTTGCCTTCACGCTGCGAACTCTGAGGTTGCTTCTAGTGGTGGTGCCGCCAGAGCGCAGAGGTTTTTTATGATCGACATCTTTACCGTCGCCCTTGGCGACAGCGCCTTCCTTCTCTAGCATGCGGCGAGCTTTCACCCGCGATGCACGTTTCTTGATTTGCTCTGGTTGTGCGTGGTAGTTCTGGTACTCGGATTTGTAGTTGCGAGTCATGTGATCTCTCCAAAGAAAGGTGGTGTTGGCGGAAAGGCTTGCCAAGATTGCGTGTCAAGAACATACAAATAAACCGTATCGGGCGTACCATCCACATAGGTATCAATACGGTTAATCTGATCATCAACGCTTTCAAAACATTTGATGGTGCTACGCATATCAGGAAAGTTATCTTTAGGCAGATATAAAGACCCGCAACGGTTTTCTACGTCGATTACAATTTTGGATACGTTACACATTACGTTCCACATAGTTTTCTCCTAGTGTCTTGGATGATGTTCGCATGTTGTCACCGGACACCACGGGCACAACGGCGAAGGTCTTGGGTTCCACACATCAACAGCATGTGCTTGTTCGATACGCGCTACGCGCTCCCTGTACTCCCACCATGCAGGATCGGCATCGTCGAGCGTGTACGATGCTTTCACCATGTCGTTCTTGACCACGAACAGCAGGGCTGCGTTGACTTTGCGAATGTGCGGGAAGTGTGCGAACACCATCAGCGCCATCAACTGTAGCTGCTCACGGTCTGGGTAACGGTTGTTGCCTGTCTTGTAGTCCGCCACCCACGCCGTCAAGTTATCGTCGTCAACGATCAGCAAGTCAGCGATGCCCCTGACCCAAACCTTCTTGTCCTTCCAATCGCAAGGCTTTAAGTCTTGGGTCAGCGCCATCTTGTGTTCGCACAGTTTGCGTCCGGGCTTTTTGTTGAGTGCATCCAACGTGTCCTTGATGAACGCAAACTGTTCGGGCAACTCCTTGCCATCCCTGATGTACTCCTCGGCAGCAAGGTGTAGCTGCGTGCCGTACTTGGTAGCCTCGGTCTCTTGGAACGCATAGTTCTTCAAGACCCGAACCTCTTGGTACCGGCGTGGGCAACCCTCGTAATCTTTCAGGGCGCTGTGTGACCACACAACTTTAGTCATTCAAACCTCGCAGAGTCAATTGCTTCAGATAGTCGGTTGGCAAACTCGGTGACGAACTTCTCGTTGCGGTTCAAGCGGTGCTCATCCATGTCGTACAGAATGGCGTGTACCAACTCATGCCAGAACGAATCATTCATCTCTTTCTTTGAGTAACGCCGACCAGTGACGCCACTCTTCTTACCGATCTGTATCTTTCTCTCGTCGTAGAACACCCGCGCCATGTCGCCCTTGTTCAGCATCGTCTCCACCAGATCGACGGAGTATCGTAGCTTCCCTATGCGTATCGTGCGCGGCAATGCTGGTCTTAGTTTTGTTTTGCTCATGCTTCTCCTTACCCTTTCGCTAAACCATACCGCTGGTTGAAACCTACTTCTGCATTGAGTGGTATGCCGGGCATGTACTTCGGTTCCTTGATCATCTGCTCAAGCATCCACCCTCTTGCTTCTTCGCCCTCTGCTGCGGGGGCAATTACCCACGCCTCATCGTGCACCGTGCCTACTACCGGATACCGCTTATTGATGCGCAGCATTCCGTCAGTCATTACGATTCTTGCCAACGCTTGTGTCACGTTGTTGGTGATCTTCCCTGCGTACAACTTGGTTGCATCAGGGCCATACACGAACTGATTCCTTCCGCGATCATCTTTTTGGATGCGCAGATCGGGGTACAGCAGCTTCATGCCGTTCGGTAGTTCGATCTCTTCCTTGCGGAAGATTAGACATTTATACGCGAACTCTTTGCCGCCGTAAAGACTCGTCTCCAGCAGGCTGGAACACATTTCCCAAAAGCCAACAACGGGGTATGCCGTGCTGCGGTAGATGTCGATGATCTTCTTGGAGGCTACTGCATGTATTAAAAGCTCTTTGGTGCTGCACGTATGGGGTATGGCTTCGAGCTTAACGGCGTTGTCACCCCATGCTAGGAACTCATCCACGTAGTCCTTGGTCACGCCCAGCTTCTTGGCGAACGCCATGTCGTAGCGCACCGGAGGCGCACCCAGAAACCCCACCAGAAGCTGCGATGCGAACGATGCCCAGCCTAGCCCATACCCGCAGCCCAGCAATGCCGACTTCGCAGACTGCCGCAGATCAGGGTGTGACTCTTTTGTTAAGTCTGGGATGTTGAACATCTGCCGCCCGAACATGGAGTACGCATCCTGACCCGAACGGAATATCTCCAGCAGGTCTTCATAATCTGACAACCACCCCAGCACACGCGGCTCGATCTGCGACAAGTCACCAGCGACCACCACGTACCCATCGGGTGCCATGATTGCCTTGCGCAAGAACGACCCGCGCTTTAGGTTCTGCATGTTTATCGCGCTGCCTTTTGATGCCGTCCATCGTCCCGAAAGTGCGCCGTAATATGAGAGTGGTACTGGTAAGGTTCCTCGGTGTGCGATATCAAGGAAACGCTGCGCTCGTGTTCGCTCAGTTGTAGACTTGACTCGCAGTCGTGCTTCACAAAGCAGCTTAACGTCGTCGTTGGGGCCGTGTAGCAAGGCTTGGAAGAGCGCGTCGTTTTTAGCCAGCGCAAGAGTCTGCTTGCCCGTAGTTTTACTCGTCTTGTGTGGTACAGCACATCCCAACGAAGCCAGCAAATCCGCGAATTTAGGGTTGCTCGATAACGTCGCATCGTCCACCCCAAGTCTCTCCAATAGCGCCTCACGGCTTGTCCTTTCATGTTCAATTTCTAATGCCAACATTTCCCGATCCAACACCAGCATCGGGCGCGTGTACATCTTCAGGGTCATATCAATCAGGCGTAGCTCGCTCGGTGGGTAGCCATCGCCCAGCCGTTTGAATACTTCTTCGCACAGGAACACATCGTGCCGACAGTAGTCAGCCAACTCCATCTCGATGTCCCACGTCAGTTCCTCCAGCCCATCTGTGCTGTGCACAGCCTTGCCCTTGGGCGGTAGCTCGAAGTCTTCTGCCAGCTTCATCAAGCTGTTGCCCACCTCCACGCCACGTAGTGCGCGGGCCATAGACAGCGTATCGAAAATAAACGCAGGCTCTGCCCCATAAATCCAAGACAGGATAGAGACATCGAACTGTGCGTTGTGTGCAAGCACTGCCGTGCGACTCCAGTCAATAGCGCCAAACCAACGAACCAGTTCAGAACCACGTACCCATGTCGCCGGACCGTCCTCATCGAAGTACTTTATGCACGCGCCGAAAGCCTTGAACCGGGGGTCTCGTATGTACTCCTCGGTTGTCATCTTCGACAGCGTGTAGTCCTTGCTCGACCATCGAGTCTCGAAGTCGATTGCAAGTATGCGGTCGTAGGGTTTACTCAATTAAATTTCTCCTTGGGTGGTGCGTCTTTTGTATTTACAAACTCAAACCACTGCGTTGTTGCCATTGATATTTGATATGCCTCCATGTCATCACAGTTAATTGCAATAGTATCCACGCGCCCTGACGGATTGTCGATAATAACCAAGCCTTTGACCCCGTCTCGCACGTAGCAATACGACAGTGCATCGATCACTTGTTTGAAGTGTTCTCTGTCGTCTTCGTCCATCGAGTCCACGCGTTGGGCAAATCCGCTTGGATCAAACATATCAGTTCCTCCTGAAGTTGATCGAGGTTATGTTCGTTGGCCACGAACGCATAGCCGCCAGCGTTTTGAATACTCTCGATCTCACGCTTCTGTAGCGCGGTTGTGATGTTCTTACCTGCCTTGCATTCAATCGCAATAAACCTGCCGAGGACGCACCCAATAACATCCGGGATGCCCGCCCGACCGTAGCCATTGGCTGGTGGAAAGAAGTAGTAGATTTGTAAGTCATCCAATATGCTCCTCACTTGTTTCTTGACTTTCGCTTCCGGTGTCATGTTGTTCCCGTCTGATTGCTTCGATGGCTTCCAGTTCTTCTGCCGACATGTAACTCTCGATGGTGTAGAACCGCTCGTCACAGGCCGTGCACTTTCTTTTGCGGACTACGTGATCCCCAATGTGGCGGGAGTCGTAGATGTTTAACTTGCTGCTCTGACATTCGGGACAGTTCACTTGATACCCCTGTTAGATTTTTCGTTGACAGGTAAACGCCTGAATGTCAGCGCGGAAGGCACCGGCAAACTTGCAGTCCGATACGATCCGGCCTTCAGTCATGACGCCACCAATCCAGATACCGATAACGAACAGCACAATAGCAATCATGGACTTTGCCCACACTGCATTGACCCATGCCCAGATTGCTTTGTAGTTGATTGTTTCTACGATCATTCTTCTCTCGCTTTCATCATTGCATCTGCTATTAAGTACGCTTCTTCGGCGTAGTACTGCGCCCATGTGTACCTAAAATCTTTGCCCTCTTTATCTGTGCCGTGCAGCAGTATTTCGGAATTAAAGCCGCACGCAACGGCTGTTTCAAAGCTACAGTCGTCCATAAGTTTGTCATCATCCTTTACGTTCAGCGATGCGCTGGCTTGTACCATTGCTTGCATCGCCTGCGCCGCGAAGTAATCACGCAAGTCCATGCCGAGTTGTCCGACTAAGTTTGGAAATGCTTTCGGCTGCGCCTTATTCACCGGCGGTGGTTCTTCAGGAACGTAGTCTTCCCACGGACCATCAGGTGTGCGTTGAACCCTGTGTTGTATCAGGACGCCACCCTTGTACAACTTTTCATGCCTTGTCTCCCAGTTCATGGCGCACCTCTCTCGCGGATAACTAGAGCGCACATAGTTGCACCGGAAAGAACGCCTTCTTTGAGAACCTCATCACGAATCATCCCGCGATCTACGCTCAATAAGTCACACACCTTCGCACACGCCTCGCGCTCCGCTGCTGCGACTAGGTTGGCAAAGCGTTCGATCTCTGGCATGAAGTCGCGGAAGATTCCCCAATCGTCCCCACCAGCCTCCCGCGCCATGCGGATAATGTCATCTCTGTTCATTCTTTCTCCTTTAGTTGCTTTCGTAGTTTCCTGATCTCTGCGACCAGTGCTTTGTGGTAAATGTGCATCTTGTGCAGATGCCGTGCTACCTCATCTTCGCCGTCGGCTTTTAACCGCGCCACAATATCTGGCGTGTCATCGAACCATTCGGCTTTCTTCAGTACGTCAATGTCTTTTGGCGTCTTCATAGTTTCTCCCGGATTTTCTCAATGCTCCAGCCTGTCCTGTCGTACACGCGCAGTATGGTGTCGCCTGTTACGGATAACGTGCGGTGCCGTATCTTCGAGACCATCGACGGCGCTATCTTTAAGAACTGTGCAAGGGCTGCGTCGTGTTTCAGGTTGAACTCCTTGATGATGGCATCAAGGAGTGGGTGGGTTTCTTGTAGTGCTTTTACCATCGTGCTTCTCCATGTGTATCGGTTGTTGGTTGTGCGGCCCTGTCTTTTGGTTTGATGACCAGCTTCCACTCCGGCTGTAAAAACTTAACCGCAGTGTGCTGGTCCCAAAACTTTCGAAAGAGTCTATCGAATTCATCGTAGACCCAATACCTCATACCTCACCCAGCATCGTCTTTAGTTTCTTGTACAGGGCAATCGCTTGAGTGAACGACAGCGTTGAGAGAAGCTGATCGATGTTGTCAGGTAATATGGGCGCGGCTTGCGGCTTGGCTGGTGGTGTAGGCTGTATATTCACAGGCTTGGCTTTGTTTGCTTCGCGTAGTGCCTTTCTTGCTGCACGCTCTGCGGTTGCTTTTTCTTTGGCCGCTTTCAGTTTGGCTGCTTTTAGTTCTTTCACCTTGATCGGCGTGTACTCAGGCTGCGTCACCCACATCTGGCCTCGCTCGTTCTTGCGTATCTGTCCCACGCGTGTGAGTTGTGCAAGCAACGAGGTTACTGAGGTGGCCTTGTGCCCTTGATTCTCTCCGATCTTGACGATGGTCTTTGTGTCGCAGCCGGGGTTGGCTTTAACGAGGTTGAATGTAGCGCGACTGACGTTGGTTGAGATACCGAATAGGTGTTTAGCTGGCTTCTCATCCTTCGACCAGTCGTTGATGGTTTTCTTTAGTTCGTTTGTTTGCGTTTGCATGTTGTTCTCCTTAGTTGTATTGATTGCGTTTTTTAGTGCAGTTGCTAGGTCTGGCATGGTGTTTCTCCTTTCATCGAACAAGTGCCATGACTACGAGATACCCTACGAAGCCCATGATGAGGTACAACAGATACTTAATATCGAAATGAAACTGCGGCATGAAGTTGGTCTTGTCACCTAACAGCAAGCTCTGCAACATCAAGTCCTCGTCGCTTTGCCTCTGGCGTGGTGGTTTGTAGTACACCCCGATCTTTATCTTGCCTGTGTGATACGGCGGTGGTTGTACGATCTCGTGTTGCGTTGCTTTTTTGTTCATTTCAGCTCCTTTCCTACTGGGAATTGTCAAACTTAGTTACTACGGGTAGATTTGTCAAGCATAAAAAGGGGTCAAGCTGACCCCATTTGGTTTTAGGCAACGTGCAGGTCATCGAACAGCATGCCAAACACAAGGTCAATATCCTCGCCCGCTTCGAGTGCTTCGTACGCCTCCTCAAGTAAGCGCAGGTCAAGTTGTTTGAAGTTCATGTGCTTCATTGCCAACTCGGTATCGTCGGGGTACACCGATGCTGCAATCATCCGCGCTAGGTTGTCGGTGAACCCATGCTGCGCATCGAGCACGGCATCGATGGCATCTTCACGCCGCATCATCTGCTCGAACCGAATGTCGTCGTACTCGAAGTCGTACTTGG